CACCTCCGCAGCCTTACCCGCCGCCGTCAGGATGACCGGCTTACCGGAAGCTATCGCCCCGTCAGCCACAAAGTCCGTATTGTTCTGACCCCCGCCAGCAGGAATCAGATCAGAGAGGTTACTCATCTAAACGCTCCAGCCGATTGTCCCGTCGATATAGGTCATTACAACCTCTGCCCAGTTCTTGTCGAAAGTAAGGTCACTCGCTGAACTGGCTATCTTTGAACCAGCTCGACCAACTGTAAAGCTGGTAGTTGCCGCCGCTCCGGTTCCATCCTTGATTGTTACCGTATCCCCCGCAGTTGGTGAGCTAGGCAGAGTAATGGTGATACTCCCAGCCGTAGCTATAATGTAATCCCGATTAACAGCCGTGTACCCAACACCTTTTCTCAGCGGTGTAATAGCTCCTGAGCCGCCATTGGCAAACGGTAATACGCCTGTAACCCCTGTAGTCAACGGAAGTCCTGTCGCACTGGTCAAAACAGCAGCGGAAGGTGTACCAAGGGCCGGAGTAACCAAAGTTGGGCTTGTCGCAAAAACTAATGCACCTGATCCAGTTTCATCTGTCACTGCGCTGGCGAGGTTAGCCGAGGAAGATGTTCCAAGGAAGGTCGCAACACCCGTAGCCAAGCTGGTAATTCCTGTACCACCGTTAGCCGCTACCAAAGTACCCGCAATAGTAATAGTTCCAGAGGTGGTAATAGGGCCACCAGAAGTAGTAAGCCCACTCGTGCCACCTGATACTGCAACAGAGCTTACCGTTCCAACCCCTGCTTCACTGGGGTTGGCTGTAAATACAGCCGCTCCAGACCCAGTTCCATCGGTGTATACAAAAGCCCGATCACCATTAGCTACATTAACAGTAGCCCCTCCGCCCTGCTTGATTGTAATAATCTGACTTCCGGTAGTGGCATTTTCAATGATCCACACCTTGGAAACCGTATTGGGAGCAAGTGTCAGCTCACGGGTCGCAGTTAACGAACCGGCTGAAGTGAATTTAAGGTACATCCCTCGCACACCGTCTGCCACTCCATCTGCCATAGTAAAGGTTTCATTGGCATCCGCAGCTACCTGTTCAGTGCCATAACCAAACCCTTCACCGATAAGCTCCAGATTGGTATTGGTCGATGTACCCCATGTACCTGATTCATCACCTGTAGCGATCTCTTTGAGTCGCAAATTGTTTACATACGTTGCCATCTTGTTACCTCATTACGTCGAAATTTCTGTCCAGTTGGCGGTCTGTGAGTCTGTAACCGGAATCCAGTTAGGGGTTTGTGAAGGAACTATTTCCTCCCAGATAAGAACTTTACCCACATAACCCGTAGCATATACCCCTGCTGGATACACGTTAGTTTTATTTACAACGGTAGTAGTACCGACAGCGGCACTAGCCGCAACTCCGGTGACAGGGACTCTTTGAATTAAATCTACTGTGACTGCGCCACCAATAGCGGTAGCGGAAAGGCCGGTAACAGAAATATTTCCTTTTCCTGTTACGGTTACTGCGTTGGTTAAACCTGTTAATGCGGAGGAGGTTACATTAACTTCAACACTGCCTATTGGGGCAGCCGTTCCTACATAACCTGTAGCTGCCACACCTGTGACATTCGTTATTTCATTTTCATGGACGGTAACTGACCCAACATAGCCAGTTCCAACAACACTGCTGACAAAGACCAGTCCCTTGCCATCTACATTGGCATCACCTACCTGCCCGGTGGCAGATATCCCAGTGACACTGACAAGAGCGCCAGCGGCCACGGTAGCCGTGCCAACTGAACCTGTGGCAACAGCCAGAGCCAAGGGAGGCTGTCCCCAAGCACCGTCATTCCAAGTAGCACGACCCCAGCCGCTAAAGCTGACGGTTACATCACTTAATCCCCAGAGGCCTGCTCCCCATGTCGAGCGGCCCCAGCCAGCCATTAGGCTATCCTGATAATCGCATTACTCGCATCGTCAGTAGGGAAAACTATTTTAAAGTCACCGGCTGTGGAGGTTTTATCGCTCAAAAAATCCAGAACTACCACGGTGGGATCACCACTAGCTGTGTCGTTATAGATCAGAGCGCCTCGCGCAGTAATCGTTGCCGTACTCCAAGTGAAGTCAGAAAAATCTGTATAGCCGGTAGTGCCTGAAGAGGTGGGAGTCACATTAACCAATGTGCCGCCTCCAGCCGAGTATCCTGTCCCTGTAATCTCATTAGTGGCCGTATAGGCTGTAGTAGCCGCCGTAAAGGAAGCGCTGTTGTCATACAGCGATATCTTGAACGTATTGCCCGTAGAGTTCGTGAAATTGTGTGTCGCCGTCATCAACTCTTTCTTGAAGCTGGTACACATAAAATTGCCAGTAAAAGCCATTAAAGCCTCCTTATCTGTTCCGCTAGAGCCATTTCTCCAGCATCAAGTACAAGATTATAAATAGTGGTTCGTTCACTTTTTGCGGTCTGTTTCAGATACATCAAAACAACCTGCTCAATCGTGGACTTAAACGCCTCGGCCTGTTGCCTGATGACAGGGTCAGCGTTGGATGCCACGGAAATTATCTTGGCAGCACAGCTTAATGCTAACTCCTCAGCAGTAAAGCCACGCTTCTGCGTAGTCTCTACCAGAACCGCGCCAGCACTGCCGTTCATCCCCGATACAAACATCAGACACGCACACTCCTGACCATGCCAGAACGGAAGTCATCCGTCGTATCGTAACCTTCTCCAAGGGATTTAAGCCGCATCACAGCATCATCATATTTCGCCTGATACCATTGGATAAACTCAGCATCACCCTTGAGGAAGGTATACCCTTCCACCAAGCAGCCATAAAGCAACGCGGTTTCGGCGTTGGTTCCAAGCCAGCTTGTGCCATCACCAGAGGCGGTAATTGATTCAGGCTTATACAGATAATGAAGTTCTGTCGCAAAATTAGCATTCGGGGTTGGCCCCAGAATAAATGTATCCTTGTCAAAAATACTGTAATACGCCGGAACTCCTGTCGTGGCGCTCACGGGATATGCTTCCCGCATGAAATTCACATCCTTGAATAGCAGGTATTCGTAGCCGGAATTATCAATAGCAAGAGAGTATGAGGCAAGAAAATCGCTCGGCATCGTAAGGTAAGCGTTACCGCTGCTCAATGTTCCCGTAACATTCTTACGGAAATCTGGAAGTTGTACGGTACGCAGTATCCTTTCCTCGGCCTGCGTAATAATCAGGGTAAGATTGGCGACAAAGGTAGTCTCGGTAGACTCAAGGTAGTCCTGTATAGCCGTCTTTAACGTGGTAAAGGTAAATGCCATTATGTTATTTCCACCGTTACTCTACCCACATAACCGGAACAATCCAGACCCACTGTACGACTACCCATAGGAGTAACACCTCCGCCAACCGGGTCAAACGCCCCCAGTATCCGGCTCTGAAGATAGCCACCGTCAGGTCTTGGGTTACGCAGCGCTTGCGGATCAGACATATTAATCATCCCCAGCTTCCACTGGGGATTGTCCACATCCAGCACATCACGACCTACCAGCATCCCGTTGGGCCTGCCAGCCTCAATCTGTGGCACTAGGTCTCTTAGCTTGTAACGAAAACCCGTCCTGTCACAAAAGCCGAAGGCATGTTTACCGCTTGCAAAGCTACTCATAAGTATTGATACCCACCCGGAACCACATACAAGGAGGCTTTCTCTCTAGCCGCGTCGGATGCAAGATTCCATTGTTCTTCATAATCCTGTTTAAGAAAGTCAATTCTTTGGGCTGCTTCAGGCTTCTTAATCGCAATCTGATATGCCAGCCCAGCCGCAAGAGGGGGCAAGAACCGTGCCGGGACATCCACATTGAGAGTAGCGGGTGTCCCGCTGTCTTCAATTCGTTCCATGTAATAGTAACCCAGAGTCCATGTCTGTGATGCATCAGGTACAGGCCATACATTAACAGTTATACCACTAGCGGCTCTTTCAACCCAATACTGGATCGGTCGGCCCTGAAGCAGTTTGTTGGTCTGATGGGAATACTGGGCGATGGAAATACGCTGCATGGTAAGGTCGGACTGCCTGGTAGTACTTCCTGCGTTAGTTCGCATAAAGGCTTCCACTATGTCTAACTTCTCACCACTAAGGGCATACGCCCCTGTTCCCGCTGTAAGCGTAAGACTGGTATCCCTGACCGCCCATAAACTTAACCCCCTGTTCTGCCATTCCAACAGCAACAGGTCAAGGCTACGCCGAGCGGTACGGTAATCAAAACCAGTACGCATCTCAATATTACAGCGTTCGTAGGCTTCCTCCATGATCTGTCCAAGATCAAGGTTGAAGGTGAAAGTTCCACTCGTTGCCATTAAAT